TAAATTGGAATAGCACAGATGCATTGGCTGAAGGCTCTGGTATTCAAGTAGCAGGAACTAGTGGCGCATTATTAGCTAATTTAATTTATGCTTCTGCATCTGTCTCTAAGTTTAGAGTTGGAGTAGGTACTTTAACATCAGATGATGACATAGCTAGAACTAGAGACTATCAAGCTAATGATTGGTCTACATATTCTACTTTAGCCGCTAATGATGGAGCTACCTTACTAACTGCGCGTAGTAATGACTGGAATACTTATTCTACATTAGCTGCAAATGATGGAGCTACTCTACTTTCTGCTCATCAGAATGACCACGTAACGTATTTAGCTGCCTTAGCCAATGACGGAGCCACACTCTTAACGGCTCGTCAGAATGATCACGTAACATATTTAGCTGCCTTAGCCAATGATGGAGCTACTCTACTTTCTGCTAGAGGTAATGATTATACTACATATTTAGCTGCTTTAGCTAATGATTTTAATACTTATACCAGTTTAAACGCTAATTTGAACTCCGTTCAAAGTAACGTAAACGCTAAGGTATCTAAAGCAGGAGATACTATGACAGGTGAATTAACTCTGTCTGGACCTCCTACTAGTGCTAGTAATGCTGCTACTAAAGCCTATGTAGATGGCGCTTTGGGGTTAAGTCTTCAACCTAGATATAATACTAATGTAAGCTCCGGAACTAGCAATTGCTTCTTTGTTAGAGTAAGCGCAAATAGTCCTGCTAGCTTAGACTATGTATACAGCTCTCTTAACGGAATCGATCAAGTTAACGGAGTAGATTTTATTTATAATAGCGGAAATGATACGATACAGTATACTGACAGCTCAGTGCCTGCTGGACTACGAGTATTAATAAGAGCTTTCACAAATTAATAAAATTAACTTTGTCAAAAAACATTCAGTTATATAGAATATAAGGAGTTAATATGCCACTAAAAAAAGGTAAGTCACAAAAAACAATTTCTTCAAACATAAGTAAAATGGTAAAAGAAGGCTATCCGCAAAAACAAGCAGTAGCCATTGCTTTATCTAGTGCAGGTAAGCCTAATAAAACTAAGAAGGCTAAAAAATGAAAAATAAAGAATATGATTATGAAGGAGAAATGGCTAAAAATACACTAAGAAAACTTATTGTATTTTCTCAAGAACTTCTTCCTATGATAAAAGATGAACAACAATTACCTGCTTGGCTTCAAGATAAATTCTCTAAGCTAGACTATTATGTCAGTGCTGTTTATAGCTATATGAAATTTTCTAATCAAGAGATGGAATCAGCTAATTCAGAAAGTGAAGAAGAGGACTCAGAAGAGTCAGACGAAATATCAGAGCAAGAAGAAATGCAGCTTGAAATAAAGCTAGATGATATTGTAAAAAAATGAGTATAGCTCCTAGTTTTCTTCAAGAGAGCTCAACTATAAGGAAATCTAAAATGGCAAAAGCTTCAAAAAAAGATACAATGAAAAAAGATGCGGGTCTAACCGCTAAACAAAAGAAACTTCCTCCTGCACTTCAGAAAATGATTATGAAGAAGCAGGGTGCAAAGAAATAAGGAGATTAACATGGGCATGAATAACGAAACAAGCGGTAAGCCAATGCTAATGAAGCATAAACTAACCCCTGTAGGCGGTACAGATTCTAATAGCACCAAGCCAGGCAGTGGAACAGCTACTGGTACAACTAAGTATGATCTAAAGAATGCAGAAGCACATTATCGCGTATCAGGCGGCCCAACACTTGGCAATCCAATGGGCGGACCAGATAGACCAGCTTCTTCTCACTCAGGGTCACCTCTAAAGAAGATCACCGTTCCTAATATGGCTCCAAATAATAGTGCGAGAAACTAATATGGCGAAACCGTTAGGGTCTGGTAGAATTATGACTAACCGTAGCATTTACGGAAATGTTACTGGACGCGATGTCGATGAGGTTAATGATACTCTTAAACCTACATATAACGGCATTAATGCAGGTGTAAAAACCGATAAATCTAGAAGACATTTAGACTATGGCCAAGAAAAGCCAGTAAATAGTTCTAAGTAAATTGGCTACCAAAAAAATAAAGAAACCTAAAGTTAAATTAGAAGGCCATCCATACCCACATGGCGGATTGGATTACGGTAAGAACCACCCAACCGTTCCTAAACAGTATGGTCAGCAATTTAAAGTTGATAGCACTTATTACAGACTTAGCGGTAAACCGACTCTAGGATTACCAATGGGTTCTGTGGAATCTACATCGTCTAATAAATTGCCTAAACCTGCTAAAAATATTAGGTCTAAAAAGAAGACTAAATAAAAAAACCCCGGAAGTTATTCCGGGGTTTTCATCATTGGAAAGACTTGATTAATTACTTTAGCACATTCTTTAGCAATTAACATATGCTCTTTTTGGGTTCCATTATCACTACGCAATTCTATATAATGTATCCAACTACGTAGACTTCCATTCATATATAGTCTAGTTTTAGTTAAACCTTCTGGAAGTATTGCTCTAGCTTGCTCCTTAGCAATTCCATTGCTTACAGCCCACTTATAATATTCTCCAGCTAAGTATGCAATAGCTCGTTGATATTCTTGCCAAGTTTTATCTATGTCTACTTGGCTAGGGTCTGCAGGATCTAGGTCTATAGATTTTTGCCTATTCTTAGTATCTTGAAATCTAGTTTCCCTAAATTCAAACATATTTCCTAGTTCTTTAGGTTCTGCATATCTTTGTGAGAACTCTTGAAAGGCATAGCTCTTATGACGAATTATTTGATGAGCTATGTCTCTAGTAGTTTCAACCTCTAGGCATACATTTACCATCTCTAAAGGCGACCAGTGCTTATTCTTAATGAGATATCTGATAAGTTTTTCACTAGTTTCGGTATTAAATTGATTTGTAGGATTAGATACTCTAGCACAGTAAGCAACTAGTTCTTGAGCGTCTACTATACCTTGATTATATAGTTCGTCTGTAGGTTGAGAATAACTTATTAGTCTAACAATCATTAGAATTTTAACCACCTTTTCATTCTATTATTGAAATCGAACAAGGCTTTAATTAGTAAAAACATTGTTACGATATATACTAGGCTCATAAATAAGTAGAAATATGGTCCATGTGCAACATACACAAATATGGTCATTGATACGCTTACTACTAATAAGAACCAATCAAAATATTTATTAGGATACACCGGAGCTACCAAATCCTCCACGTATAGTTTCTTCTACCTGTCCGTAGGTAAAAGATACTTGAGGAACAGGTCTTACACATATCTGTGCAATTCTATCTCCCGGATTCACTACGAAATCCTTACTTCCGTTATTAAATAGAATTACTTGAACCTCTTGTCTATATCCATAATCTACAGTTCCAGGGCTGTTCAGTACGAATACGCCATGTTTAGCCGCTAAGCCACTTCTGGATCTGACTTGTATCTCCCAATAAGGATCTTGAATTTCAAATTTCAGACCTATAGGAATTACTTCAAACTTTCTACTAAATATAGTTAAAGGTTCGTAGATAGCGGCTCTAACGTCATATCCAGCATCAAAATCGAAATGTCTAGCGATATCCCAACTAATGTCTAGCTTCTTCTCCAAGACATGGGCCTTGCCGGTTTTTTCTACCTTAACATTAATGGTTAAAGGTTGTGATTGCATTTAACGTCTCCAAATTTATCTCTTCGCCTTTTCCTGATAGGATAGCTTCTTCATTGTATTTGATAAGGTTAATTAACTTCTCATTACGAATTAGTATATCTTTGCCTACGTTTAGATTTTGAATATACTTAGATCTACCTTTTAGTGGTAAGGCCTCTAGTAGAGCAGTAAAAGTCTTATGCTCTCTAGCTATAGCAGTAGCACGCTTTTCGCCTATACCTTCAATACCTACGATATTATCTCCGCTATCTCCAGAGATAATTCTAGATATCATATACTCTTTAGGAGTTACCTGTAGTTTTTCATATAGAGAATCTACGGTAATCTCTTTTCTAGAGAAAATATTGAAAATGCTGATATTCTTGTCTAGGAGTTGATATATGTCTCTATCGCTAGAAATAACCCAAATATGATCTGCTGTGTTTCTATTTTTTAGAACAGCATAGGTTATCAGATCGTCTGCTTCTACTCCTCTAAACTTAGCTACTGAGAAAGGTATAGTATCTGCTACGTCGTTTAGACAAGCAAAAAACTGATCGTAGTGCTCTTTCTCTTTTTCGTCTTGAGGCTTTTTACGAGTAGCTTTATACTCAGGATAAAAATTAGTTCGATAATAGCTTTTACCAAAATCAAATGCTACGATAATATCCTTGCAGCCGTAGCTTTTAGCTAGGCTCTCTACTGTTCTGCAATAATCATCCTTGAAGTTATTGTAATTTCTTCGCTGTAAGTATCTATACCCTAAGTTATTGCCATCGCAAATAAGTATATTTTTCCCACTTACAACAGGTTTTTGAGGAATGTATGATTCTAATTCTGAAAGATCATTCCAACCTTTTGTATCTTGTTCCATCATTTGTATATTATACCGTATTATTGTAGTCAGGTCAAGAAGCTTTAGTAAGTTTAAACTTATCTAGCCAATCAGATAAAAGACCCATCTTAAACTTATAACCAAATACTTTATATTCTATTTGGTGCTCTAGCTCTATATCTGAATCCCAACATATAAAATCTTTACTTCTATTCCATCTAAAGATAAGTAAAGGTTTTTTATTCATTACCTTAGCTTCTTCCATAGCCTGTTTCCAGAATTCTAGTATGTCGGTAGTCTTAGCAGTAAGTAAGTTATTAAACTCCAACTCTGCATAATGTTTACATTCTATTGTATAAGGAAAAGATGCCGTATCAGATGGAACCCATAAATCACCTTTTAGGTAAGATATGGACCCACTTAACGGCATCCTTTCAAATTTTATATTCAGTTCTTCTGTAAGAATGTCTCTAATTTTAGCTTCAAAAGCAGAGCCTTTTGTTTTACTTTTACTAGCCACTTCATGTGGTCTCTCTTTCTTATAGTTCTAACCTTTGTAAGTTAGAATATCCACCGATCAGTTCGTCGTTAATTACAACGATCGGAACTGTATTCATTTTATACTGTGTTTTTAAGGATGCTAGTTCTCCAGGATTAAGGTCTTTTAGCACATCAACGTAGTTAAACGCTAGACACCTAGCGTTTAACCACTCCTTAGCGGCTACACAGTATGGACAATTGTCCTTTCCATATACTACGATTTTCATATTACGCAACTATCTCCATCGCAGAACTTATTAGCATCTGCGTTATCGCCTTCTTTGGTTAGGCTATCGAAGTTAATTGGCTTTAGTGTAGCCGCATACTTCTCTAACTCATCCTTAGGTGCAGTAGTGTAAGGAGCTTGAGCATATCCGTGATCTGATACTGGTAGAAGAGATACTCCCTTTAGCCTGTTATCAAATGCAGATAGGGCTCTTGCAATCTGATCAGCTTCTGACTGATTAAACGTAATAGTAATAGATACTTGATTGTCTGCCCAATAGTGTTGCATATCTACTGCGTTTGCAAACTGTTCCCAGATTGAAATATTTTTATTAGAAATAGTTCCTTCTCTTAGTAGAACAGGGAAATATACTACGACTGTTCTAGTAGGATCTGATACCGCAGGCTCAATTCTGTAACCTGCTTCTTGTAAGAGTGGTACGAATGGAGAGTTTGCAGCTACTCGAACTGTTCTATAATAGTTCTCGCTTTCGGCGTAGTGAATGCCTGGTAGCTCGCCTGCTACTAGAGATACTGTTCCAGATGGCTTTACCGAAGTAGTTTTTATACTCTTTGGAACACCAAGCCATTCAGCATATTTCTGATCTACATATTGAATATATGTATAGGCTCTGTCGCAGAACTGATCGAAATACTTGTGTCTACCAAACTTCAACATTGCTGTTTGAATACCGCTCTGAGAGCAGCCAATTCTACGGTTGCGAGTAATAACAGCATTAGTCTCTGACCAGTGTGTAGCCATTAAGGTTACTGTTTTAGCATACATATAAGAGAACTTTAAGGTTCTTTGGAAATCCCAGTAATCTTTGTGTTTAGCAGGGAAATTTTCTACTAGGCAGCATAGTTCATAGGGCTCAAGACTCTGCTCGAGGCAAGGATTACCACCACGAACTCGGTAGTCTTTATTGTTAACTCCGTCCTTCATACGACCATATTTTTGCATATTGTCAAGCCAAGCAAAACCTGGCTCACCATTTACTGCAATACTTTTAGCCGCATCAGTATAATCCATTCCAACATAGGCAAAAAGAGAATTATTAGAAGCCCAACGCCAACCGCCAAATTTATAAGACCATTCATAGTTAGCATATTTCTTAGCGATTTCACCACGTGCATTCCAGTCATTATTGTATCTCTCGTATTCTTCTTCTGATATAGCTTTTAGCTCTGGTGGAGCGATACTGCCAGTCTCTACTCCAAACTTATCCCAACGCTTCATCTCAATAAAGTCTTGATCGTCAGGCTCTGCAAAGGCGATCTCTGCTGTTCTGCGAACATTTCCAGCGACTACTATTTTACCAATTAGGTTCATAATATCTACTATATCTGTAGAAGATAGTAGATTATCATCGCTCATGGCTCTCTTCTCAAGAACATCGCGAATACCATAGAAGCCTTGTTCTAGAGGTTCAGGTCCAGAAGCTACTCCACCAAATCCAGCAATAGGATCTCCGTATGGACGAACTAGAGATGTATTAATCTCTACTGGATTAGAATCCGGCTCAAGATATGAATCGATTAGGCAAGAGATAGCTTCTACCCATCCTTCTCTTGAATCGTCTACTACTACGGTCTCTACAGTCTTTCCAGATGGCATGTTGACAGGTAGTCTATCAGCACCCTTAGTATCAAACCCTACACCTACTCCAACCATTGACATATCCATCAGGAATGCGAAAGGCTTAGACAGCTCGGTTTCGATATTCTCGGTGGAAACGAATGCACAGTTATTTAAGCAGGCACCGCCTTTTTCCCACACAAAGGGAGTTCCCATCATCCATAGACCGCGTCCAGGTGGTAGCCATTTAAATTCAAACATACGAGTAGCAGCTTCTTCAGCGTGCTTTGCAGCCTTTTTATCATTCCAAGGAATGTGTGATAGCTTAGCGTGAGTCTTAAGAATGGTAAACATTCCTTCTATTACTCTGATAACGCAGTCTGCCCATGTTTCCATGGTTCCGTTTGCTTTCTTTCTAGAGTATGTTCTATAGAAAGTAAAGGCGGATAGACCTCCGAAACCCCACTGTTCTGTAGCTGCTTTTAAGTCTTTTTTGAATTTTTCACTAAGATAAAAGTGAACTGGCTTTGTGCCTGGTGCAATCATATTATTCTCCTATTTTAGATATGTTGTTTTGTTTTACGATTTGAATTTTTTCGATAAGTGGGTGCTCAAAGTCGTGAGAGATAAAGAATGTATTAGCATCTTCCTGCATTAAGATATCTACTAGTCTTTCTTTTCCTGCTGCGTCTAAGACACCTGTAATTTCGTCTAGGAATAGTATATTTACTTTACTACCACCAATTTTAGATAAAATATTCCTTATGGCAAGTAGGATAGAGGTTTGAATTCTACCAAATTCGCCACCTGAAACTGTTTCGATGGGTGTTTCTTTACCGTTATTAGCAACAACGATATTGAGTTTTTCACCATTGAGTCTGAAGATAATCTGGAACTGTCCGTCAGAGAGTTCAGCGAGATAATAGTTAATCGTGCTCTCTAACTGCTTAGTAAGGTTTTCTAGCTTAAAAGCAACGATGCCTGAGGTAGAAAACGCTTTTTTAAGAATGTTCAAATGATTAATCTTTATTTTAAGATTTATTATACTATTCTCTAACAACTCTTGTCTAGCTAAAAAATCTCTACGTTGCTCTACTAGGGTTTCTACTCTAGTATTGTGGATATGAACTTGATTGTTATATCTATTAGCCTCTTCTATAGAGTTTTGCAAATCATTTAAATATTTTGTTGTATTGTCGTAGTCTGTTTTGATAGCTGCATAGTCTGGGTAAACAAAGGGAATTGACTTATCTATCAGTTGTGAGAGCTGTTCAAATCTCTCGATAGCTTTTTGATTAGTTATCCAATTACGATAGGCTATACTCTCTCTATTCTCTTGCTCTCTGTGCGACTTCAGATCCGCCTTAAGTTCTGTTAGTCCAAAGTTAAGCTTGCCTCTCTCTAAATCTATCTGATCTTTTAACTCTACGCCTATAGAGTTATCAATCTTCTGACCGCAAGCATAGCAAGAATCACTGGTATCAATACTAGACTTGTTACGCTCTAGGTCTTTGACTTTCTGAGTTTTTAAGGTGATAGCAGTATCTGCTGCTTTTATCTTGTCTGAAAGCGTTACGTCTTGGCTAGGCTTTTCAACACTTACATCAAATTTCAATCCATCACGCTCCTTGATAAGCATTAGGTTCTTATCAATCTTGATGCACTGAGCGTTAAAGTCGTCTAGCTGAACTTTTAGATGAGCCCGCTTAGTTTCTGCTTGCGTGTCATAAGGAGGAACTGGTATGAGCGTTTTCTTATCAGTAATAGTAGTGCTTTCTAAAAACTTTTTAACTCCTGAGAGTTCACCCTGTAAGGTTGCGTGTTCTTGTTCGACATCAGTCATCTTTATCTTCAAGACGTCACCAATCTCAAGATATTTCTCAAGCCCAAAAAGGTTGATTAAGAACTTCTTTCTATTAGTATCTGTAGCCTTGATGAAGTCTAAGAGATCGGTACTACTCTGATAGGTTAGCTGAGAGAATACCTCGAAAGGCATGCCAAGAATAGTGTGTAGTTTCTTATAGGTATCAGGGATCTTATGTTCAGAGATATCTTGTCCGTTTTTTAACAGTTTGACCTTACTAGAATCTCCTACACGCTCTACCGTGAGATCATAGAGGTCTTTGTCTACCTTGAAACTAAGCTGCCCAGACCAACCACGAGCAGTAGTATGTCTATTAAGGATATCGCCTTTTTTAATACCCTTGATGTTCTTACTATAGAGCAACTCTTGTAAGATTAGGGATATACTCCAGAGAGCTGAGAGATCTTAGCCCTCTCGAGGTTTAGCTGATTGCCTGCGCCATAGCTAAACATATTAGACCATGCTAAGCTTCTAAGTTGAATATTCATGAGATTCCTAACTTTTTAAATGTGGCAGAGATACCTTCTACATCTTCTATTCGCTGATGGCGTAAGTAACTCTCCAGCTCTTCGACTAGAGATAACCCAGTGAGATCTAAGGTGCTCTCTTCGTCTGCCCTATGCGCGATCTTCTTATCTAAGAGTGCAGACCCCTCAACGCGCGCCAACTCGTCTACACTTCCAACTACCTCGTATACAATGTGATCTCTTGCACTAGGCGTCATCTCTTCTCCGGAGCGGATACGACGTCTAACTAATTTAGGCAAGTCTAAGGGGACAAACTTAACCCTGTAGTCATCAAGAGTTCCTTCTACAATATTCACACCATATTCTCTTTCCTCATTACGGTCAAAACTTACATTCATCGGACTACCTGGATAATACACAGGCATATCTCGATACTGATGGTTATGGTGTAAGTCTCCACAAAGAACTAGCTTCCACGGACGTAACCTTTCAAAATCATACTCAGCTGTAATATGCGGAGGCACCTCTCCACGTATGTGTGTGACTAGGATGTGACCAGGAAGAGGTCTAGGCAGGTTATCTCGTTGCATCTCGCCATAGGGAAAGAACTGAAAGTTAACTCCTTCCAGGCTGCGCGCAGCGTTATAGCAGATAATCTCTACTTGGGGATTATTGATTTTATACTCTCCAGTGAAGTGCTTTAAAAAAGATTCACCCTTAGAGGTAGCCTCATGATTACCAGGAATAATGAATGTCTTAGTCTTAACCCTATGGATATAGGATAAGAAAAGAGCTACTTCATCAGGTTCTGGTTTCTTATCAAAGACATCTCCTGCGATTATGTGCGCGGTGCATCCCTTCTCTAGCTCAAGAAGATGGTTGAAAAACTCTTGGAAACGATTAGACTGCCATTCCCAAGGAACTTTCTTCTTATGTAGGAGTATGTGCCAATCTGCACTGTGTAAGATTTTAAACATTGAAAAACTTTCTATAATATGCTATAAATAACGTATGAGACGTTGTTGCATATATGTGACCGCGGTTCCCTATATGGCACATTCGTCTTCAGCTTGCCTCGGAGAGGCATAACGTATGAACGCTGCAACTAAGAGGTCTCGGAGAGACATAACGAATACGTGGGAGTCTTGTGTCTTATTACAAGAGCTCCCACGCCGTCTCGGAGAGACATAACGCGGTTAACGTCTGTCAAATATCCTGCTCACGTCTCCAGGGAAAGTGAATGCCCCTACGTGACTTAGTCTAGTGCTAGGATCAAGCCAAATCTTACCGCCTATTTTCTGCCATCTACGACAGAAAGTATAGTCTTCTGATAAGTATCTGTTATCATCTGGATCATGAATAGTATCGAAGAAAGAATAACAGAATGGATTGAACTTAGGATCAATAGAACTATCATTTTTATAATGTAGTTCTGGATATGCTTGAATCATCTTGTCAAAGACAACTCTTTGCACCATGAAGAATCCGGTAGAAGCATCCATTACTTCTATAGCTCCGTTATCTACATTAAGTTCCCTAGTTCTAGGATCTTTGAACTTAAGATTTATAGCATATTGAGCACTGTACTTAGAGATATCCTCTTTTCCTTCGATAGCTGCTCTTCTTACACTCTCCCAATCAACTGTTTTCTTAGGATAAGCTGCTGCAATTAATGGCTTATTCATTGCTAACATTCTGATTACCGAATCTGGCTCGAATTCAATATCTGCATCTATGAACATTAGGTGAGAGCAATCACTCTCTAGAAACATTGCTGTTAAGATATTTCTAGCTCTAGGCACTAGGCTCTCATTTCTAAGAGTAGTGATTCTGTAGTTAATCTTGTAATGATTTAGAGCTTGAGTAAGCCTAAACATTGATAAGAAAAACTGATCTGTTAGCTGTCCACCATAACATGGAGTTGCAAAAAACAGGTTGTGTTTCTGCAGTTCTTCAATGTTTATGTGCATCTGCCCCGGATTATTTGGGTCAGGTGTTACAGAGGGTTTACCGTTAGGTATCATCTCTGCTAGTTTTGATACCTTACCCATTAATTAAGATCCTCTACTCCTTCTGGTGATAGAGAATTGTCAGTTATAGTGCTAAACAACATGGTGTTGTCTAGTAGCCACTTCTTCTGCTCTTCGTAAGTTGGGCGCTTATACATCTTTGATACTTCGTAAAGCTCAATAGCACGTTCTTCTGCAGTCAGTGCCTTGCTTGTTCTAGCAGGTACACAGGTATACTTTACGTTCTGAGGAAGAGGACCTGTCTTCTCTTTCTTGATTGTGATGTCGTATCCCTTTTCTGGGTCTGCGGGGTTACCGTATTCTGGGTTACGAGCATAGTCTACAATTTGCTTGTAAATAGTTGCTTTGACGTCGAATAGCTTGACTTTACCATCGCTTCTGTCTAGTACGTTACAGACATAAGCGAACTGTGGCTTTTCAGAATAGATATCTGGAGGTAGTTCCTTCATTGGGTCTTTTGCATTACTGTCAAAAGATTCTGACTGACGGTTGAACTGTAGGCATTCTACCGGCATCTTCTTTCCCTCTTTAGTGATTACCCAGTAAACGTAACGAGGAAGAACTTCTCCCACGAATCTAACCTTAGTATCTCCTACTATTGTTAGACGCTCGATTACCTTGCGATCTCCTTTTGTTTCTTTTTTAGCCTGATCCCATGCTACCATTTGTTGTTTCTCCTTTTTTAGATTGGTTTAAGTGTGTAAGTTCTGGTATGAACCATATTTTTTGATCTTTATGTTTTAAGTAAGGATTATCCCAGTATTTATCATCTAGATAAGTTTCTGGAATATATAAATTTTTATTATTTATGGATCTTTGACTCAGCGCATAAATATATACAATTTTATTGTAGACAGATTCTTTATCGTTTAGCCAATCGAAATTGACTAAATGACATTGAGGTTCTGTAGTTACATAGTTGTTAATAATCCCAAAGAGACTTTTAACTATATGTCTTTTCCTATATAAAACTTGAGGTATATGATCAATGTTAAGTCTGGAGAGCAATAAACTCTCCGAAGAACTTATAATTGAATTATATCCTTTACTAAGAGCATAAGTCAATGTAATTATACCTTCCGGTACATTATCACTGCGCGACTTTAACTCGTACCAATTAAAATGCTTCAACCGGTTTAAATCCCTTGATCAGATACCACTGAACTCTCTTAGATTGTTGTGCCTGAACTATATGTCCTTTTAGCCAAAAATCTACGATTAGTGGATCTTTTTTATCTGGATGTAACCTAATAATTCTTCCTACTCTCTGCTCTAGTTTAATAGGATTATTATTAGGACAAGTTAAAAATATTGTATCTAGACGATGACAACTAATTCCTTCGTCAAATATCTTAGTGGTGAGGATAGCTTTTACTTCTTTTCCAGCAGAGTTTAGTATTTTATCTCTTTCGGTTTGCGGAGTTTCTCCGATCAAAAGTTTACTATCTGGAATTAGTTTTAATAGTTCTTTTAGCATACCTACTCGTTCTGACAGAATTAATAAGCATCTACCTTCGGCTATTTTCTCTTTAGCTTTTTCTGCGACTAAGTTTAAATACTTGGGATTTTCTCCTAGTTCAGATAACCTAGCAGTCCAATCTCTATTGATATTGAATATCATAAAAGGTATATCTGATTTAACTATTTCAAAATGGCAATCTGCCAATTTTCTACTATCTTTAGCGACTACTAACTTATCTCCAAAATAATCTGGTAATACTAAATGGTGACCGTCTTTTCTAGCAGGAGTTGCAGTAATCGCAATCTTATACTTAGAATTTATATTATTTACAGTTTCCGAGAAGGTTTCGGCTGGGCACAGATGTGCCTCGTCTACTATCACTAGCGAAAATTCGTTCTTTATAGCTTCTATATTATTGTTGGCGCTTTTATAGATAGCAACCGTTATAGGTTTAAGATTAAACTTACCATCGCCTATCATACCAATTTCTTGATTTGGTATTAACTTTTTCAGTTCTTCTATCCACTGATAGAACAGTAGCTTAGTGTGCACTATAATTATAGTAGTAAGACTTGCTTCTGCTATGAGATTGCACGCTGCAAAAGTCTTTCCCCATCCACACGGTGCCTGAAGTAACCCAGAATTAAGTCCCCTCATACCTATTCCATTTGGAAAAAAAGGCCTGATAGCTTCTAACTGCTCAGGCCTTAATTTACCATTAAATTCTAGTAGAGGTTCAATTTCTTTTTTTGTACGCTCATCTTTTAAGTTTTCTACTTCTAACTTAAATATAGAATTACTAGGGACTAAATAATAGTTATCAATCTCTTCAATAGATGAAAAGAATTCATCTCCGTAATTATAGAGATATAGAGATTCAAAATCACTTATATCTTCTATGTCATCTTTGCAGATTCTTAACTTTTCATTTATTGTAGCGTTTTTTATCTTCATAGGTTTATGTATTCACTAATCTTTGTATCATAGGTAAACTGATAGATAATCCATTCATAATCAATGTAGAGTAGTATTACTTTTAGTACGTCTAAATCAGCATTTTCTAAGTCTACAGTTTTATGTATTTTTAACGGATAGCTAACATAATTTACCCAAATTAGTCCTTCTTTAATTTTTCTAATTCTTGCTAGTTTTGTTGGAAATCTCTCTTTATTTACTAAATCAAATACTTTACCAGTACTATCTACACCCCAATAAATTTTGGCATTCAATAGTTCAGTTAAATTTCTA